GTTTGCTAAAAACGCATTAGATGGATTTGTTGAACTTAAGTAGGTTGGTGCTGCATAATAGACCATTTTAAGCGTGTATGTTGCGTCTGGAATAGGTGCAAATTGAAATTCTGAACCCATAATAGTATAGTTATTAGGATAACCACCAGATAATGTACCAGCTTTAGTATTTCTAAAGAAATTGCTAGGATTTTGGTAAATAAGTGTATGAATTGGGTTAGCTTCTATGTGTAAATCACGCATTTCTAGGAAATCACTAGGAATTGCTATAGTTGCATCACCAGATGTTGTAGTTGTTGTGACTACTTTAAGCATTGGTCTAATGCGTAAATCACGTCTTAATCTATTTTCAGCCATCTGAATGAATAGAGGGATTTGTGTTGTTAAATCTGTTCTAGCAAGATAGTCTGCTACCGTAGACTGTAAGTCTGTATAGTTTGTTATCATTAAATTCTACCTGCCTTTGTTCTGAATACTTTGTTGTCTGGGTTATTTAACCATGCTTTAAATCTTTTATGGTCAAGAATTGTAAATCCTCTAGTAATTCCTTCTTTTTCTAACTGGTCAAATACTTTTAATGGTATTCTTGCTACTCTATTTTCAAGAGCATTATCACTCCATTTGCTAGACGCTGTATTATATTCTTCTTTATTAGCATCTATAAGACCACCAATTTCTTGTTCTGTAGATATAACTAATCCACCATCATCTACATCATGGAATGTCGTTATTGAACCGTCATTGTTTCTAATCTTTGCCATATTTGTCCTTTTCTGTTTATAACTCTCATAAGAAAGCTATAAAGAGAAAGCCCTATTGCTAGGGCTAACTCAACTGATTAAGTTAAATCAGAGATAATGCCATGTGCTGCTTCGTTCTTAACTTCTAGTGTGTATTCTACTAAAAGTTGAGTAAGTTCAGCGTCACCAGTTTGTGCTAACTCAACTGTTTGGAATGGGCGTAGGTAAGCTACTGCAGCCATTTCAGTGTCAAGTAAGAAAGCTGTGTCATCATTGTCGCTGTTTGGGATGAAACGGTCTGGAACGATTTGGATGATACCAAAGTCAGAAACGTATACGTCTGCAGCGTTGATGATTTGAGCTTGTTGATTTGCAGGTACATCTCTGTAACGAGTAGCAATACCTGTAAATGTTGAAGCTACAACTTTTTGAGCTGGAGTAACTAATAACATTGTTGGGCTACCACCATTTGTGTATGCAGATTGCATAACAGTGTTAAGTAATGTAGCTGTGAATGAACGGTCTGTACCAGTTACACGAGCTGTAGTACCACCAGAACCAGCAGTACCGTTAGTACCGCCAGAGTAGTTTGATGATAACCATGTTTGTAAACCACCAAGGTTACGTGCAGTTGTTGAGTTACCGTTAGCTGCAACTTGATTTGATAAAAGAATTGCTTCCATATCACGTTTGATTTCAGAAGACGCTTTAGCTAATTGGTAAGCCTTTTCAGATTTACGACCAGCTTTGTTTACAGCTTCTAAAGTACCAGAAATTTTGATAGTTTTTTGGCTGATTTGTGTTCTGTTACCAACACGTGTTGTTGGGCTCATTGTAGCGTCAGATGCTGTTGCACCTTCAACTGCTGCGTTAGATGTATTAACAGCAGCTAATGAGTCTGTTTGCCATTCGTGGTAAATTGCTGTTGCTTTTGTTTTACCGATTGATGACATGAATGGTGTTTCTGTTGGAGAGATGTTGTAAATAACATCGCTTAAGTCTTCTCTCTGACCGATAGCGGTGTAGGTTTGATATGTTGCCATTTGTTATGTTTCCTATTCTAAAAATTGTTCAAATAAAGCTGCGGCATCTCTGACTTTGCCAGAACTACGCAACTGGTTTTTTTGTTTTTGTATAGTTTGTGCTTCACCGTCTTTTTGGCTACCAGAAACTCCTGCTTTCATAAATTTAGAGGCTTCTGCTACCTTTTTGTTGACTGCTGGCTTTGACTTTTGAAGTTTGTCATACATCATTGCCTTGTGAAGTGTTAGGACATGACGTGAGTCATATACTTGTGATAACTCTTCATCTGTAAATCCTAACGTTTTGCCATATGAACGAATTTCCTTACGGAAGTTGTCGCCTTTGGCTGGGTCTGAAAACTCTGGTAGGACTTGTGCTAGTTTTTGAGCTTCTTGAGCAACTCTTTCTGACATGGCTCGTGCATAGTCCGCTTGTTGCTCTTTGGCAATGCGTGCTTGCTCTGCTCTTACAGCAGCGAGTTGTTCTTTTTTCTCTGCGAGTTCAGCTACTTTAACTGCATATCCTATAGGGTCGTTTTCCTTAAGAGAATTTAAGTCCTCTTGTGGCATTTGCGAAGTTAGAAACTGGTCTATTGCTTGCAAACGTTGAGCATATGAATCACGAGCATACTTTGCCTCTTCAATAGCCTTGCGTTCAGCTTCCACTTGCTTACGCTGTTCAGCTACTTCAGTGGTTTTTTTCGTATAATCAGCACCAAGTTGATAACCTTTAATCAATTCGTCAAGCGTGACCTCTTTTTCCTCACCAGCGGCTTTCACCTTGATGCGTTGTGGCTGCTCTTCGTCTTGATTGTCGTCTTCTTGTACATCAGCTTCGTCATCAACTACTACTTCTTCATCTTGTTGTGGCTCTGCTTCTTGTGCCTGTGCTTGTTGTTCAGCTTCTTGTTCACCTGCTAGTTGCTCGGCAGAGTTAGCTGGGGTGTCCATTAAACTTTCAAACGCATTGGCTGCTTGACCTACAGTAAGCGTGCCACTTCCAGAATCTTCTGGAGTCATGGTTGTTTCACTCATTTATTTTCCTATATTACCTCTATGGGAGGCGTACCAAATGTAGAAATGTCTACAATATTTTAAATCGGTTCTCTGCAATAGCTTGTCCTGCAGCTACAGATTCAAGTGTGCCGATTAATTCGTTTACAGCAGCTATCTTATGATAGGCTTGCTCTCTAATAAGATTTTCTTCTGCATTAGAGTTAATAATTGTTTGCATATGTCCATCTATGATTGACTTTAGTACTTCTTTAAAGTCGTCATCATTTAAGATGTTCTGTATATTTTGTATATTCATTATTGTGCGTTAGATTGCAAATCCTTAATGTCTTTAAGTGATGCCATAACTGATTTTAATGATTCAGATTTAGATTTTTCAGCTTGTGCTTGTGCATCTGCTTGTAACTTCATTTCTTGCATTTGCAATTCAAGTTGTTTACGAGCATTATCTAATTCCATTTGTTGTTTTTCTAACTCAAGTTTAGCTTGTTCAGTTTGTGCCTTAAGTTGTGCTTTTTCACGTTCAACCTGTGCCAAGATTTGTGTAGCTTGTACATTAGAATCTGGTTGAGGTGGTTGTGGTTGTGAAATTCTTGCATTTTCTTCTGGAGTAATATCTTTAAGGAAGCTAGATGCGTCTTTAAAGCCAGCCATATGAATCATGCGAGCTAAAGTATCACGATATTGTTTAACATCAACAATAGGATTAGCAGCACCTTGACTTTGCAATATTTGCTCTTGTTTTCCAAGAATCATTTGTAATGTAGCAAGTTGGTCTGTGCGTGAACCATTACCTAAACCCACGTTAATAGAAATAGAATATTGTTCTGACCATTCACGTGGATTAAATGGAACATATTGACCAGCAATTCTTAATGTTCTTTGTTGTTTTTGGTATTTGCATAGCAATCTAAAGATAGATTGGAATAATGACTTGACACCAGTTTCTGCAAAGATACGAGCAATAAGTTCTAACTTACCATTAGCTGCACTTGACATGGTTGCCACTGCAGTTGCTGTTGTATTTTGTAATACATTAGGGTCTAAACCTTGTTGAGTGTCTGAAACACCTGTACGTTTAGCTTGTACATTGTCTAAATACTCTAACATTGGGAAAGATTGACCAGCACTTGATTGAACTGTAAGTGGTACAAGAGCATTTGGGTTTTTAATACGCACTACACCGCCTGCTGTTGATGTTAATAAGTCGTCTAAATTGACTTGACCTTCAACTGCACCAACTCTATAGTTATTTGTTAGGTATAAATTATCTAACATTTGGCGAGTCACTGTAGACTTGATTAATTGCAAGTCCATAGCACGGTCAGCTAGTGATTGACCAAAGAATTTATGTGGAATTGGTAGTGGGCAGATAGAGTGAAATGGAATATAATCACAATCTTCGTCTGCAAGTATAGTGCTACCGCAATAAGTAATCTTACGTAGCTCTGCTACACCATCATCGTTGTAATCTACCTTGATATAGCACTCATAAACCTCGCATAATTGCATAGAATGGTCTTGAGACATCATATCTGTAGGTTGTTCGCCACGTGTATAACGTGCAATACGTTCTGGAGAGAACTCTAAAGCGTCACCAGTAGGTAAACCTTCAACAATTTTAGGCTCAAAACCCATAGCAATGAGTTCTGAACGTGTCATCATCTTACGATGTGCACAAAATGGTGAATCTTGAATGTTTCTAGCACGTTTAGAGATTAAAAACTCTTCTGGTGGTACGTTTTCTACACGAACTGTGCCATTACGAATAGTTTTACGCACTTTAACATCGTGCGTAGGGATAGGACTATTGGGATTTAGGTTTTCATCAATGTTTTCTTTAGTATCAATGCTAACAATCTCAACTTCCTCATCCTGCATAATGAGTGCAAGCTCATCATCTGTTAAACCTCTATAGGCTTCACGAGTAATATTTGTCTCGTCATCCCAATAAACTTTAACAACACCTACTTTTTCAAGTAAAGCGTCTTTAAACCAATTGTGCATAACGCTAAAACCATCATTGTCTTTATAGAAAACGTGATTTACATATGTAGTAGCTTGTTTGGCAAGTGCTTCATCACCTTCACGAACAGGTTCAAACTCAACTACGTTGTCAGAAGATGCGAATATACGCATAAGTTGTGGCAATGCACCATCAACAACCTCTGCAACTTCACCTGTAACTACTTGTGACTTACCTTCTACTTCGTTACCGTATGGTCTACGGAGATAATACTCAAGTGCTTTTTGTCTTTCACCTGTAGTTTCAGATTGAATGTAACCTAGTGATGACCAAATTTCAGAGTCAATAATGGCTTTGAGTTTGTTCTCATCCATTATGTACCCAGATTTTTTTACATTTTCTTTTGCCATTATACTATCCAGTTAGTGTTTACGTTAATAGGTCTATTCCATTCTTCCATTGGTGCTTCATCTAGACCTGTTGCTAAATATCTAAAAGCATCTGCAGCATGCGATGACCAATCATGTAATGGTCTATCGTGAAAAACTGCACGCTTTTCATCGTAGTGTCTACGATAGTTACGTAGTGCATCTAGTCCTTGTTTTGTCTTTGGGTCAAACCAGCATCTAGGAATTATTCGTCTAGCAGCTTGTATGCCATCAGCAACATTAAAACGAGGAGCAGTAATAATATGAAGTCCAGCATCTTCTAGAGTCTCCTTACGAGATTTGCCAGTACCTAATTCTCTTACTTCTACGTCATGTGGTAGGATATGCTCAAAGTGCATATAGTCATTATCTTTAAGCCATTGAACATAGTATTCAAGACCTTGACCATGATTTTCCATATAGTCAATAAGACGTATTTCTTTTCCTGTCAATTGTGCTACCCATATAGCAGTAGAGTCTGACATACCCAAGTCCCACGCTGTGTAACTACGACATAAGTCATCACGAGGTATTTCGCACATGTGTGCTTTTTCTTCAATTTCGTTTATAAGTTTAGAATAGTATGAACCTTCTACAGGTGCATTGAATGAGCACTCAAATTCTTGCATGAATTTGTCTTCGCCCATTTCTAAACGTGCAGCATTTAATTCTTCTGCATTTAAAAGTTTTGTGTCACTAGATTTAAACTCTAGTAATTTCCATCCTTGTCCTTCAGCGGCTCTATCTCGTAATCCTCTAAAGTGATTGTTGCCCTTGGGTGTACCCATAGCAACGCAGAAACCTAGTCGGTCTGTCAACGCAGGTCGGATAATGTCACTGAAGACTGATGGATTGATATTCCCTACTTCGTCTATTACTGCACCATCGAGGTAAATACCACGAAGTGAGTCTGGGTTATCTGCACCGTAGAGAGAGATACGTCTACCCATAAAATCAACGCGAAGTTCAGCAATGTTTGCCTTTGCTCCAAGAGGTCTAGTATAGTTCACCAAATAATCCCACGCAATTCTCTTGGACTGATTGTAGGTTGGTGCTACATATGCGTACCTAGGGTCTTTCTTGGTACATGTTAATGCAGAATGTATAAGTTGGTTAATAGCTGATACAGTTTTACCCATACGTCTGTGTGCTACCACCACTACAAACCTGTGGTCTTTCACAGCTTGGTGTATAAGTTTTTGAGGGACTCGTGGTCTATAACCTGTATCTAATGTTTTTGTTTGCGACTCCATATAGGGTCATCGCTCCTTACCAGTGATGTATAATGTTTACGATTAAAGAAATATCAGCAATAATTGCCAGAATGATAAGCCAATTAGCATTTCTTGCCTTTGCCTTTAGTACCTTTACCTTTTTTAGCATTTTTCATAATTACCATTTAACCTTATTAGCCCAGTAAGCAGCACTCATTTTACCTTTAGCTATATTATCAGCATGTCTAGCTTTAAATGATTTTGCTCTTGCTGTATTTGTTTTATCGCCTGTAACGCCTTGCTGACCAAAGCGAATAAGTTTTTCTTTGTCACCTACTTTAGCCAATACTGCATGTGACTTGGTAGGGTGGCTAGGAGTCTTCTTTGGTTTGTTATAACCAGAGAATGTTTCTTTACCCTTCTTAATCATTATTTCTCTTTTTTCTCTTTAGCTTTAGATTCTTTCTTTTCGTGCTTCTTCATTGCACCTTTAGATTTGTATGTTTCCATACCTTCTTTAATAAGTTGCTTATTAGTTTTTACTTTTGCATGTGGCATAGTGACTCCTATTTTAAGAATTTAACTTTATACATTGCGGTATCAACAAGACTTTCGATATTGTCGATAAGGTTTTCTAGTTCTGAATCTTCTGGCATATTCTCACGTAAGGTATAAATGCCTTCGCATAACATTTTAAGTTCAGCCAAAGGGTCTTTATTAGGAAGTGCGTAAAATTCTGGGTAGTCTTTGATTTGACCATACTTACCCATATATGCCTCTACAAACTCATCTAGAGCCTCTTGTAGCTCCGAATAGAACTCACCTAGGGCTGCGTGCACAGAAAATGAATTAGAACGCCAATGGTTAATATGTGCGTTAGTTACAGCATGAAGACATAATAAGACAAATATTGCTACAACTTTATTTTCACTTACGTCTGCGTATGTAGGTTTGCTTTCGGCTGGCTCAATTGGTTCTACCATAAAATATCCTATGTAATTTTTACCCTACTGGCGTTTCATTCGCAGAGAGGTTTTCGATTTTTTAAAAAAAGGGGTGGGGGGTCTTACTCAATTCCAGTTACAATTTTTACTTCAACAGGTGTGCCATCTGGATTACCACTAATCTCATGCTGTGTAGACTCTTTCCATTTAGCTCTAGACTTCAACCAGAATATCATAGCAGTTGTGTTACCCTCTTTAGCTTGCTTGAATAGAGTTTCAGCTACAGAAGCGTTAGCCTCAATACGACCTTTGTCAAGTTCTTCCTTGTAATATTTAGTCAAGGTATCTGCACTAATGCCTAGTACTGTGGCTATATCTTCGTGGCGTGTTCCTACTGTCGATAACATGAAGACTTTATTTCGGGTGGTCGCATCTGGAAGGTGTGGGGGTCTTCCGCCTTTATCCTTGCCTGTCTCAATGCTATCGGGTACTATTGCCTTGTCATTAGGTACGCTATCCATGCTTATATCATCCTGCTTTAATGCATCGGGCTTTATATCGGGGCTTACATTATCCAATTGAGAATGATTATCATTATCGTTATCGGTCATTATACTATATCCTTCATTATGTCAATAGGTGATAAGTAAATTATATCAC